CTTTAAGTTACCTGCTGAAAATTCAACAATACCACCTGCAGTAGTTCTAAACTCATAAAGAGATTCTATATTCTTAGTAGAAGTTAAATCTCCTGGTACTGTAGTAAGTAGATTATAGCCTTGTCTACTACCTAGTCTACCATATTGATCAATAATACAGTTGTTAGCTTTACTAGCATAGCCACTATCTAATCCTACCTTAGCATCCTGAGTATTTAAACCAAGGAATCCTGGAGAGAGTAAGCTAATCGGCTGTAATTGTCCTGCCACTATACAGCCTGCCAGATAGTTTCATAAGGTTTCTGACCTGCTTCAATAGCAATGTAATCAGAAAGAAGTCTTTGATACCTCATCTCTTGGTCCTGCATTCCCCCGTCTTCCCCTCTTTCACTAATAGCCCTAGCGATTGTTCCTTCTATAATTAACTGAGCAGGAACTAATGATGATTCATCAGGTAATAGTAAGTCCTCTTGAGGTAATACCACATTAATCCTAATGGTATATTCCTTATCAGGTATAGGGTAAAGATCAACTTGAGAGTCACCAGCAGAGTCTACTCCGTTAAAAGCATAGTACTGTGGTGCACCTTTTGTTGTTACTTCAGAGAAACCAAAGGCTTCATCCATCCATTCAGTAGGTCTTAGAAACATCCATGACTTTGTTGAAGCATTATAAGCATCAAGAACTCTAAAGCGTGTGCCAGAACCAGTAAGTGCCCAGTTAAACAGACCATCTACAGTAGTTACAGTATAAGTATATCTTAGAACTTTCCAGTTCCATGAGTTTTCTATTTCATTCTTAGTTACATTAACAAGATCAGAAATTAAGGATGAGTACTCATTCTCAGCTAGAGAAGATACCTGCTCTTCTCTGAGTCTAACTAATACTTTGTTTACTATTTCAAGATATGTCATTGTTTATCCTTAGTTACCATTTAACTTTATCTGCCCAGTAAGCAGCACTTGTCTTTCCTTTTGCTATATTTTTACGGTGTCTTGCTTTAAATGATTTACGTTTAGCTTTCATTTTATCTGATTCTCCTGATTTAGGAGCACCTGCAGTAGAAGCTCCTGCCTCTCCAAATCTAATCATTCTATCTTTGCCACCATCTTTAATAAGAACTACATGAGACTTTTTACCTTTAGTAGATCTTTTAGGTTTATTATAACCTGCAAATGTTTCACCTCTATAATCTATACTCATTAATAACCCAGGCTCATACTTTTTTTAGCTACCTTTTTAACTTTAGCTTTGCTTTTACTTTTAGTATGACTATACCCTTTTGCTTTTAACTCAAGATGTCTTTTCTTAGTAGTTACCATTACTCCTTTTCCTGCTTTACTATACATCATATGTGGTAATTTCATGTAGTTTTCCTTTTTTTCTTATCTGATTCTTTCTTTAAGTTAGCACTAGCTGATTGTTTCTTTAAGTTACTCATTCTGTTGTCCATTGCATTATCATTCTTGTGTGAAGCTTGTCTTGAATCACCTGTCTTAAGTCCTAGTTTAGTTCTTGCTGCATTACGTGATGCTCGTTGCTTAACTCTCTTCTTCTTATTCTTCTTTTCCCAAGCGAGTTCTTTATCGTAATCTCTCTTACCCTTAGTCATGTATGGCATTATTTAGTTAATCCTTTCATTTTCTCGAATGTTCTCATAGAACCTAATCCTAATAAACCCATTAGTACCGTCATTAAACTACTCATATCAAAGACAGGTAGCTCTGGTATTACTGTTCCTGACCAAGCAGCTAAAAACATAATGAGGGGTACACCAACAAAGTGCCAAGCCATTGCTACTCCACATACCCATCCTATGAATGGTCGCCATCCTGCTACCCATACGGTTCTATGAGCTGCTTCTATTTTATTAGTATCTGCCTGTGCTAGGTTGAGTTGTGTTGCATTAGCAATAAGCTCTGCCTCTATAGCTTGTTTTGCTTTACTTGCACCATTCTTGTCTGGGATGACTCTATCAATCACAGTGGAGATTAGTGGTAATAGTATGTTTAGCATTTAGTAAGACCATCCATATAATAGACAAGCAATAATAGGAGTAATAGGTAATGCTACTAGTAATGCTAAAGACCAGACAACTGGTTTTCCTAATAGTCTAGCTAGGTAACTCATATTTTCCATCCATGTGATACAGACCACAGATAAACTAAAGCAACTAAAGCCATAGCAAGTATTCCCCTAACTGATAGTTTACCAAACTCAGCAAACTTTTCATTAAGCCATTCACTTAAGCCTTCTTTAATAGCTTTCTTATGTTCCTCTGGAGTCATGTTTAGCATCCCTTACATTGACACTCTTTGCATTTACATTCTTTACATTTACACATAGTCACTCCCTCTTTGATTGTCATTATAAAGATTCCACATCTACACCAATAAACCATTTCTTTGGCATAGGAATCACTTGGTTCTGTACATCATCAGGAAAAGCTACATATATATGAGTATCCCCTAATTTAGTATTCCAACATCCTGTATGACTATTACCATTCTCTGTAGCAATAATTTCATAAGGCATGTTAAGTAATACTGGGAACGAACAAGCCTTCTCTGTTAGCGTTACTGTTCCTACCTCTGTTGTCATAACCATAAGGTCAGGAAGGTCTGTTTCTGCTGATACCTGTGTGTAACTAAAAGCGTAAAGTAAAGAGAAGATTAATAATGTTTTAGTTATCATTATGCCGTTACCCTATCATCTACTAGCCATGAGATAGTTGGTTCATCCCATACATACATCTTTTCATCAGTTGGCATAGGTACTGGAGCAGCCCATGACCATGTTGTTTCGTTTAGTGTCCATGATGAGAAGGGCTGTTCAGCATAAAATACATCATTAGTTATATCGTAGGTATATCCAATCCCTGCATAGTTACCTCTTAGTGGTCTGCCTTCAGGCTGTTGATTTTCATGTGTGTTATAAGATGTTTGTACCCATAGGACGGAATCACCTACTTTTCCAGAGTCTATAAAATCTTGGTCAGCAACTATAACGGCAGTCACTGTGTTTGTTTCATCTATTTTTGCGTAATGTGCCATATAATCTCCTTATGCTGCTTGGAATTGATAACGAATAATAACAACACCAGAACCTCCAGTACCAGCTGTTATGTTGATTCTATTTGCACCACCACCTCCACCACCACCAGAGTTGGTAGCACCTGCTTGTGCAGTAGTAGTGCCATTTCCACCATTACCACCCCCTCCTACTCCGCCAGTTGAAATAGCTCCTGCGGGGACTCTATGATTATCTAAACCGCCTCCGCCACCCCCTGCTCTAGCTACAGATGTCCCTGTGATTGAGCTAGACGTACCAGCACCACCATTTCCTGATACAGTAGAGGTAGCATTTTGACCTACAGCACTTGCACCACCGCCTCCACCAGTATTATATCCATTCCCACTACCCGCATTACCTGAACCAGTCCGCCCTGTTCCACCATCATTACCTTGAGATGGTGTAGTAGCTGGAGTATTACCAGACCCAGGACCAAAGGCATACGTACCACCACCACCAGAACCTCCATCATAACCACTACCACGACCACCACCTGCAGATGTTATTGTACTAAATATAGAGTCATTACCACCACCACTTACCACACCACCACCACCAACAGTAACTGTATAGCTTGTCCTTGAAACAGATAGTGCTGCATTAGTACGATAACCACCTGCACCACCACCTGCACCACCATTATTACCACCACCAGCACCCCCAGCCACAACTAAACACTCAACATCAGTAGCATCACCCAAATTAGTAACCACAAAACTTGAAGAACTATTAAAAGTATGTATCTTAAAATTCCCATCAGTAGTAATAGTGCCTCCTGTAGCTTCTATAAATCTATTGTAACGACTAGCTGCCATTGCCATTCTAAATGAGGTAAATGCCATTATGCGAACCCAGTTCCAGATTGTGCACCATACCAATTAGTACCATCAGATACAAAAACATAAATATCAATACCTGCATCAGCAGTAGGAGCAGAACCACCAGACCACTTAATAGTTCCTGCCCAAGTAATACTTGTAGCAGTAGCATGAATTATAGTAAATGATTTACCTGCTGTAGCCGTAGGCATAGTAATTGTCATTGTACTAGTACAACTATAAATAGTACCTTCTGCAAAGGCTGGTGTAAAAGAAGCAGACTTAGTAGTCTGAGTTTCAGTTATACCAGTGAATGTTTGAATAGCCGAGAAAGTTTGGTCTACATCTGTCTTTGCTGTATCAGCATCATAAGCCTGTACTGTCGTCCATGTCATTGAACCATCAGCATCAGATGTTAAAGCCTGACCTGATGTTCCATCACCTGTTACATTTAATTTAGTCGCATTAACAGAGTCATCTGCCATTTTAGCTGTTGTTACATTAGCATCTAGTATCATTGAAGTAAGAACTTTATCTGTACCTATGGTAAGAGTTGTATCACCTGTTACATCTCCAGTATGAGTAGCATTAGTTACTTTAGCTGTGTTATCTGAAATTGCTGTATTAATAGCATCCGCTAGTTTATCGGCTGTAACTGCATCATCAGCTATCTTGCCTGTCGTAACATTAGCATCTAAGATCATTGAGGTAACTACTTTAT